AGTAATAGGTGTACCGCGACGACGCCGGGTTAGCCGTCAAACTCACGCCCTCGATGATGCAGTAATACACCGTCCCACGGAACGTGACGCTGACCCGAGACCCCACCATTGACCCGAAATCCACCAAACCAAGATTGTCGAGCTTGAACGTGGACTGTGCCTCCGCCAAACACGACACGCTAGTTAATGCAAACTTTTGGGTTTGGTACTGCCCCAACAAGAAGTTGGCTTGGTCGAGGGCTTGCCCGGTGGACGCCGACAGCGTGTTGACGGTGTAGGTGCGGTACGGGGCTACAGCACCGGCCTTGGTGACCGTTTGGGACGCGTAATCCGCCGGGTCAACCGTCACCTGGGTGTAGTAGTTGTCCGACCATGCGCCAAACGATGCCTGGTCAAACACTTGGTTCGTGGCGTTGTTTGCAGTGTCAGAAAAGTTCACCGTCGTGGTGTACGACGTGTATGGGCCTCGCAAACTGATGGTGTCCTGATAGGTGCAGTCCACCATACGCCCATTTAGCGTGACAAGGGCTTGGTTAATCCAGTCACCCCATGAGGATGAAATGGTGGCGGCTCCCATGTCCGGCGTGAAATCGCTGGTGATGCTCATACCCGTTTGGGTTTGCGCCGTCATTAGCTGTGCGCCAAACGTGCCAGCCGCCATTGCGTAGGACTGCCCAGACATGCGGGATGCAGTTGAGAAAAAGCCCTCGATACCGATACGGAGATAGTCTGCGTTTCCGACACCGCCCGAGTATGGGATGCCGTAGTCGACGGACACGTCCTTAATGCGACCCATGTACAGCGTGGCCCCCGTAGCGACAAGGTTTACGCGGATGTATGTGCCGGGAACAAGGTCAGCAATCGGAGATGCGTACCCGGTCGGGTAACGCACCGTCAATGACCCTGTGGAGGCGCTGTACTGCTCCAACATGGCTTGCCGCCCAATCGACAGCGACAAGTCCTGCACGTTTGTCAGGCTTGTCCACGTCCCGCCAGTACCGGGGTTCGTCGTGTATTGGACTTGGTAGTTTTGCGGCATTAGTACGCGTTGCCAACCTTGATAGGCACAGACCCGTTCTGACGCATGTATGTCCGCAGGGCTGCTACCACGGCATTTGGGTCACCGCCATGCACGTTGATTGTTACGCCACCCATTTGGCCCATTTTTGATAGCGGCACAACGGCTTCAGGGCCAGCCTCACCAATCAACGCAAGCGTTGGGGAAGTCACGATGCCACCCTCAGCCATTTTGGGGATTGCCGCACCACCGCTTACCTTTTCGTCTGACCCGCCGACTCGGCCAAGTGTGATGTGTCCAAGGGTTTGAATGTCCTTGTGGCCTGGCACAAAGTTCCACGCCCGGATAATGCCGTTGATGACCATGATCCAGCCGTTAATTAGGAACTCGAAGTAACCAATCACGCCGTTAATGACTGCGTTGATTCCGTCACGGAACCATTCAAATTTCTTGTATGCGGCGACAATGCCCACAATCAGAATTGCCACGCCAGCGGCGATAAGGGTAAACGGGTTCATTGCCATTGCAATGTTTACGGCTGTGATGGCAAGTGCGACGCCACCAATCGCAGCTGCAATCGTGAGAAACGCTGTGGGGTGCTTTGACGCCCAATCAGCCAGTTTCTGCAACAGGGGAAGAATCTTTTCAATGACTGGCAACAGGGCCGTTCCAATGGATTCTTTTGTTTCTGACAACGTCAAGCCAAGCCGTTTGAACCCGCCCTCGGCGGTGCTGGCTGCCGTCTCCGCTGACCCCGCAAACTTTGCGTCGAGGATGCCCATTGCTTCACCGGCAGACATGCCGTCCTTAATGAGGCCCTTAAGGCTTGGGTCAAGTTTGGCAAGCGCTCCAACCTGCCCACCGTAAGCCTTTTCTAGCGCCGTTGTGACCGTCCCGAGGTCTTTCCCGGTCGCCGCAGAAATGTTCATTGCAAGGGTGACACCCGCTTGGGCTTCCTCAATGCTGGCAGTCTGCCGCGCCAACTTGGCTAGCGCCGGACGCAATTCGTCGTCAGCGACACCAAGCAAACGGCCCTGGGCGCTAATCCAGTCCTCAAGGGCGGCTATTTGCTTGTCGGTTGCCCCGGTGCTGTTTGTGATGGACAGCGCCAACTGTGCCTGTGCGGCTGCGTCCTCCATAGCGCCCTTGACAGCGTCCCCCAGCGCCACAGCAAGCCCTCCAAGGGCGGCAGCGGCAGGAACAGCGGCCTTCTTGATAGCAAACTGTGCCTTTGCTCCAGCGCCTTCCAGTTGCTTGAACTGTTGTACGGCGTTGGAAATGCCTTTGCCGTCAAACTCGGAAACAATGGGGATTGAAATCACTTGAGTTCCCGATTCACTTGGTTGACAATGCGCAGGGCGGCCTGTTCCATTTCACGGCTGATTGCGCCACGCTTGCGGTACACGGCAGGGCCAATAATGCGGGTGCGCCCGGAAGGCAACGGCCCTAGCGACTCGCCAAGCCTGTTAGGAGTCTTGCGACCTGCTGCTTCAAAGATGGCGGCTGCCACGTTTGTTTGCTGAATGACAATGACGGCGATGGCGTTGCGGGCCGCGTCCAATTTGACTTTGACACCTTTGGCGGCTTTGACAGGGTCGTACGGGAACAGTTTCCTGCCGTCTTTTGACCAATTGTAAGCCATGCCAGACAACGGGACACCGACATAGCCGCGTTGGGCTTCCTCGATTGCTGGCTGGGCAATGCGGGCTGCCTCCTGCTGGAATTCTTTACGAAGGCCCGGTTCAATCTTGTTGAGCGAGCGAATAGCGTCCTTGATGCCTGCAATCTTGATGTTTGATGTTGCTGTCATTTCAAGGCTTTCGCTTGCTCACTAAGAATCGTAACAACCGTGGCTAGGTCGCGTGATTCAAATGTGATTGTTGGAGGCCAGTACCCCGTGGCCACTAGCACAGCGGCTAGGGCGTGGGAATAGCTGCCTCGTCCGTAGGGTTTTCGGTTTCCTGCCCCACAACCTCGATGGCCTCGAGCTGCTTGACGTAATCGTCGAACAGCAATGGAACCGGGATGTTGGACTGTTTGCAGGACTCGTACGCCATAAATGCCAAGTCCTCGACGCCGATGCCGGAGGCAAGGTCTGAGGCTTTGCGCTTGTACTTCCGTTCCCACGCAACAATTACAAACAGGTTGGTGGAAACGGTGTACGAGCCGTCTGCGGTTGTGACTTTCAGGTCAAGTTTCATGTTCTTCTCCTAGGTTCCTGTGAATCAGGTGATGTCGCGGGCGAATGTACCACCCGTGAACGTTGCGGTGACGCTTGCCAGTTCGCCGACGGTTGAGTTGACCGGGGTGAACGAGGCCAGCATGGCGTTTGTGATGGTGTACTCCGGGTTGGAGGCCGACTCGGTTGTGCCGCTGGGGCTGATGACAAGCGTGGTGCTGCCCTGACCGAGGTAGGAGTACAGCGCCGTCTCGACTTCCGATGTTGAGCCGCTGCCGCCGTAGGACAGGAACAGTTCGAGCGAAACTTCAACGGTTTGCAGGCCCTGCACGAAACGGTGGCCCGTGTCGCCCATTGCGGTTGACTCGAGCGAGTCGTAGCCGACCGTCAGGGTGACGGACTTGCACTGGTCGCTAAGGTCGACGGTGGTTGCGCCCTGAGTCACGTTGACCGTGGCGTTGGACAGGAATGTAGTTGTTGCCATTGTGGTTCCTTTAGTTACGCCGTACAGCGACGGCTACGGTGAGGTCGTAGGTGGGAATGTCTTGCCCGCCGTACGTCGCGAACCCAGGACGGCCCGAGGTCACAGCGATAGTTGAGTTCATGATTGTGTCGGCCTGGGTAATCAGCCAATCGGAAGCATCCTGGTTGCCCGGCGGGGCTGCAAGAATCCTGATGGACAGCCTGATGTCGCCCACGTTGTATGTAAACGAATCCCACGTCGGCAGCTCGATTAGGACGCTCATTGGTCGGGCGTTGCGCGGGTCGGTCACCACGGCGTAACCCAAGCCTTCCAGCGCCGTTTTTGTGGCTGTAATGGCCTCGTAAAAGATTCCTGAGGCCATTACGCAACCTGTGCACGTCCACACCCAAGCAGCTGCATGATGCGACCCAACGTGGATGGAATCGGGAACGAACCCATGCCGTCAAAGGACGCAAATGAATCAACGGAGCCGCGTTCCCGGTAAAGGGTGGCGGCGTACATGATTGCGCCTAGTTTGACGTCGCCACCGGGGGCCGTGGACTGCGAATCGACGTATCCAGCTTCGACGCGCTTGCGGTAACAAAAGGCGTTGCTTGCGTTGACGCAATAGGTGAGAAATGCGGTGTCGTTTGCGGTTGCGGCGCTGATGCCCAGCCATGTCGTGACGTCGTTTGACGTAATCCACGAGACTGAGACGGTGACGGTGACGGTGCCGGACTCGGCGCTGTAGTCCACGTCAGCGGCGGTGTTTGCGTAGAGGACTTGGTTTGGTTTGTCGACTGTGTAGTCGAAAACGAGGTAGCCCTCGTCGTCAACTTCGACGAGGCCGTACGGCTCGACGCTGATGACGGTGAATGTGCCGTCGAACGAGTTGCCGACGTTTGCGACGGTGATGCTGTCGTTTACCTGTATTTCCGTGGGCGTGAGGGTCTGCACCGCAGCGACGTTGTCGACGCGGCGAACGTGGGTGACTGTGTAACTAGCCACGGTGCAGACTCCTCAATACCTGGTGTCGGATTAGGTGAGCTTGACGAACTTCGTTGCGTCAATCATCAGCGTGGCGAAGTAGCCGCGCCATGCGATTGTGCGCGACAGCGTCGAGGGAACGTCGATGGTGAGTGCGCCCTTCTGCTGCTCGAAAATTTCGTAGCCGGACGGGTCGCCGACGATGACGGTGTCGCTCGCGAAGTTGCGGTCGACAACGACCTGCAAACCGAAAGCGACGTTGTTGCCGTTGGCGGAGCCGGGAGCGACCGAGCCGAACGCGTTCATCGGGCCGACCTGCGGAAACAGCGGGCGTCCTGCGGTGTCGACCAACTTGCCAAGGTAGGCAAACATGTTGGGCGACAGGAACAGGTGCGTCGGCAGGTTGCCATTGCTGTTCGTCATGATGGTCGACGCGGCGTCGTAGATGTCAGACACCCACTCGGAAGCCGAGGTCGGGTCGGTCAGGACTGCGGACTGCGAGCAACCCGCAAGAAGGTTGTCGGCTGCGACATTGTCCGTGGAATTTGCATAAATGCGGGACATGTCGTCAAGCACCAGCGACAAAACCGCCGGGTCTGTCCAGTCCAAGTCCTGCTCCGAGATGGTGACGTAGCCACCGTAGGTTCCCTTGGTGACCTGATTCGACGAGACGACAAAAGTGCCGGTCTGAAGGGCGGCGTTCTGTGCCGACTGTGCAGCCATCGACGTGTGGGTCGTCACCGACGGGCGGATGAAGACCTGACCGCTTGCGGGCATTGCCTTTGTGCCGACGGCGTCAATGACGGGGCGCAGGCCACGGAAGTTGTTGTAGACGGGGCCGACGATGTTCTGCGGCAGGATGCCCGGGGTCGACTCGGTGTCGACGTACGGAGCCGACGGGGCAGCAGCCTTCAGGGCTTCGCTCATGCGGTGCCATGCGTCGCCGCCTGCGATTGCGGCTGCGATGTACTCGGCTGCGGTCGGAAGCACTTCCTCGCGCTTGACGGCCTGCGCGAAGATAGGCGCGGTCGGGACGACGGCTGCTTCGACAGCCGGAGTCGGGGTGGATTCGGTTGACATGGGTTCCTCCTCAGGAATGTCAGGGGTTTGGGGTTCGTCATCATCCGGCTGGGATGCTGCGATTTCTGTGATGACCGCATCCTTAAATGCGGGCTGGGCGACAAGGCTTATTTCGACGAGGTCGGCCTGTGAAACGACCATGACGCCGTTCTTGTCGTACTTGTACTTCACCGGGACAGCGCCGACCGACACGGAGTCGTAAGCGCCAGCCTTGATGAGTTCGATTGCGTCGTTTGCCGCTGCCGTCTTGGCGAACGTGGCGGTAAACAGCAGGCCCTCGTCGGCGTTGACCATTTCGGTGACGACACCGCGCAGCTGCGACATGTCGTGGCCCTCGAGCAGCTTGGGGCGCTTGCCTTCGGTGTCAAACGCACCGGGGGAGAACATGACGCGCTCGCCGCCCGACACGGTAGCGGGCGTGTCCCAAGGGACAGCAACACCCGTGATGGTGCGGGGGCTGTCCTCGCCCGCTGCCGCGTCAAGGGTGACGGCAGAACTAATAAACTGAATCATGCGGGAACCTCCATAGGCGCAGGCTGATTGGTCGGGGCAGGCATGTCGGGCATGTCCACGATTTCGGACGCGCTGAACTCGCCGATGTCGAACTCGACGTAGCGGCCCCGTGGCAGCATGAACATGCTGAGGGTCTGCTCGATGGCGTCAGCAAAGCCCTTGAGACCGAATAGGTACATGTCCTGCCTAGCCTGCTCAGCGTTTTGATACGTCATGGATGCGCCCTGTGTTGGGGCGGACACCATGTACGCGGGGATGTTGCATAGGCGCGCCATTTCGAGGGCTTGGTCGGAGCGCAACTTGGCAACCGTCAGGGATGGGTCGTTCTTGTATTCCTTGAACTCGACTTGCCGCGATAGTGCACCAATGGCCCGCTTCTTGCGGCCTGCGCCCCACGCCGAGGCCAGTTCGCCGAGGTCGTCGCCGGACATGTCCTCTCCGTCAACCTGCTGAAGATAGCCAGGGGGTGTCTCAAGCTGGGCGTAACGGTCGGCGGCTTGGTCAAGGTATAGGGCGGTGTTGATGGCGCGAGCGCCCGAGTACACGATGCCCATGTACGGGGACAGGAATTGGCATACGTTTTGTGTTTCCAGCGGGATGCCGTTCCACTCAATGACGTCGGCCCAACCAAAGAACTGTGGCCCGGTCATGTTCGGTGTCTGAATGTTGGCGGCGGGGAGCCACTCGAGCGTTGCCGGGAGGCCCGTCGAGTACCGGGACGTGACGTAGGCAAATGCACGACCGTAGAAGAAC